GCGCCCAGCTTAGCCCACGCCAGCCGACCCCCGCAAGACAGGGGCCGACCAGCGCGCCGACCGTTACGCCAGCCCGATGACCTGCACCGTGCCGTCGGCCTGGGTCTCCAGGGCCACCGTCATCCGGCCACCAAGCCAAGCCCAGTAACGCCACTCGGTGACACCGTCACCCACACGGGCTTCGGACCCGTCCAGGGTGAACACATGCGCACCCCCAGCACCGAGCGCACGCTTGAGCGCAGCGATGACAGACAGCTCCGGAGCCTCGCGCTTGCCCTCACCTGAGAAGCGCCTGGCCACAAGAAGCGGCCTGTCCGGATGGGTCAGCCGCAGCCAGCGCTCACCGAACTTCAGCCGCAGCGACAGCTCCGCGAAGTCACTGGACACCACGCGCCAGGAACCTGACACGCGGATTCGTGCGACAGGGACGACGCCGTCCTGCCGATTGACCACGGGCAGCACGCTCGTCGGGTCGTTGTCAGCCATTGATATCTCCTTGGGGTTCAGGAAGCTCGTAGTACGAGTCCGGTGTGATGTTGCCCTCGTCATCCGAAGGCTCGATGTACAGCCCCGCGCCAGTGACGTCAGAGCAGTACGATCCCACACTCTCATCCCAACGAAACTGCTCGCCGCTTGGAACTGTGATGACAGTGGGGATGACGATGCCCAGCAGTTCCGACCATGTCGTGCCGCTGAGCTTCAGCCTGGTGTTCTCCATGCCCCAACCTTAGCCCACACCCCAGCGCAAGCGCAAGACCAGGTTCAGAACCGATAGAGGACTGCGTCGCTGGGCGCGACAGCGCCTCTGGCGCGTAGGAGCGCCCAGTGCTGTGAGCAGCTATGGATCAGGTTCGGGTCATTGGGCGCAGCGTCTGGGCCAACGCTTCTATAAACCACCCCCTCAGCTCTGACGAGCACGGGGGTTATGTGGTGTTTCCAGTTTACAGATAGCGCGCGCTATATATAGTTAGGGGCAGGCGTGCTACAGTAAGGGCACCCCGACAGCCCCAAGGAGGCCACATATGAACAGCGACAGGCGAGTAACTGCCCGCGTCATCATCGAGCTGCTGAAGGAGTGCAGCATGATAGGTGAGATGCAGCAGGCCAGCTACGACATGATCAAGGAAGCGCTGGAGTCCATGCGCGTTGCGGAGTACTACCAGCACAAGCGTCAGTTGAAATACGCTGGGAAGAACGAGAGCACGGACACCCAGATACGGATCTGCGAGGTCGCCCTGCCTGCACTGGAGAAGGCGGAGAAGGCGCTTGAGAAGGACGACTTCGACAAGGTGATCAGCCTGCTGGAGAAGGCCATCAACGCGGACGGTGCGAAGCCGACGCGGCGCAAGGTGGGGAGGACGAAGTGAAGCGCCTGGTGTACATCGTCGGTTACCCCGGCAGCGGGAAGAGCACCCTGTTCACCGGAGTGACGGACAGGCACGCTCCCCACAAGGACGTGATCCTGCGGACCGAGCTGGCGACCGTGCGCGGCGTCGAGCGGGAGAGGCACCTTCGCGGAGTGCTGCTCGGGAACGACGGGGTTACCCTTGGCCGCGTGGGAACGGCGTTCCCTGGCGTGGACGGCATGCAGCGCGACACTCAGGCGATGGCCCGCGACTGGCTGGCTGCCGGTGCGCCGATGCCGACCAAGCGCCAGAACAGGTGGATCCTGCTGGAGGGGTCGCTGCTGGCGCACGACAAGTTCATGAGTGTGGCCCACGAGCACACACGGCTGACGCTGCTGGTGGTCACGGCTGCAGACAGCGAGGCACGGGCAAGGGCACGCGCCGACAGCATCGGCAGCGAGTACCAGAAGGACTCGTGGCGCAAGGGCAAGATCACCCAGACCGACAAGATCGTCAACTGGGCCATTGACCACGGGGTTGAGACCCTGGAGGTTACCAACGACATCCCCGGCCAGACGGAGGACCTGGTCGACATCGTAGAGGAGCTGCTGTACAATGACTGATTTCACGATCAACGACGTTATCCGCTTCGCACGGCAGCGGCATCGCGCCTACTTGGGCAAGGAGGTCACCGACCCCATCGTTCAGACGCAGAAGTTCACCAACGTGTTCCGCGTGCTGGACAGGGGCAGTCAGTACCTGCTCAGGCTGATGAACGCCTTCGGCCCGGAGGAGACCCTGGATCGTGTGGCCCTGTCGTACTTCTACCGGCAGGTGAACCGGCCTGACAGCATGGACGACATCATCGCGGCGAACGATGGGTACGTGCCAGGCTTCGCAGAGATCACCGACCCGGACTGGTACGACGACGTCGTGCGCCCCGTGGTTGAGGCCCGACCTGGTGCCTTCTTGAACGGTGCTTACATCATCCTCATCAAGCCTGGCGACAAGCGCGGCACGGTGGACAAGATGCAGGAGATGTTCCCTGCTGCTGCCCCCAGCCTGGAGCGCGTTGCCAGCCTGAGCAAGCTGGCCACACGAGTCAAGGAACTGCAGAAAACACCTGGTCTCGGGCCATTTCTTGCCATGCAGATCGCCACCGACCTCGGCTACTGCACCGGAGAGCCTGACCAGGAGAACGACTTCGTACTTGCTGGCCCTGGCAGCCGCAAGGGGGTCGGGTTCCTGCTGGGCAAGAAGAGCGCCACGGCTGCTGAAGCGCAGCGCGTGATCAGCACCTTCCCGGTGGACAAGCTGCCCCCGCTGCCCCGCAGCAACGGCCGACCGGCGAGCTGGATGGACATCCAGAACGTGTTCTGCGAGTTCTCCAAGTACGCTCGGTTCAAGCTGGCGGGCAAGGTGGGCAGGCAGCCCTACCAGCGCCGGGGCAAGTACCGAGTAGAGATTCCTTCTCAGTTTGTCTTGGACTGATCATCAATCGGTGCTACGGTAGTCACATGAACAACGCACAGCCCCACGTCAGCAAGTCCAAGTTCGCGCCTATCGCCAACTGCCAGAACTGCGGAAGCTTCTTCCACGACGTGGCTGTCCGTGTTCAGTACCCCACGGCCAACCCCAAGCGCTGGAAGACCTTCGGCTGGTTCTGCGAGTCCTGCGCTAAGACCCTCGGATACACCAAGTAAGCCCCACTAGAAAGGTTCCACATCATGGCTGACACCCAGGACAAGAAGCTCGAGCTCATCGCCCAGCTCCTCGCCAAGGCCGAGAGCACCACGCCGGAGGAGGCGGAAGCCCTCACCGAGCACGCCGAGCGGCTGATGATCAAGTACGGCATCGACCAGGCTCGGATCGACGCCAAGCGGGCCAAGGCTGGCCAGGCCACCGAGCAGATCGTGCAGCGGAAGATGACCTTCACTGGCACCTACCGTCGCGAGATGATCAACCTGGGGGCAGCCGTCACCCGTGGGCTGGGCAGCCTCCGCGTCCTGCAGTCGCGCAACCCTGACCGCAGCGTGTCTCTCTACATCATCGGCTACGAGAGCGACGTGCAGCAGGCCGAGACGCTCATCCTGTCGCTCCAGGTGCAGTCGGCTGTCGCCGTCCGTGCCTGGTGGGCCGAGAACGCTGACGCCTTCCGGGGTCTTCCCAGCTACGACCAGAAGGCAGCGCGCCGGAGCTTCGTGATGGGCTTCGGCAACGGGGCAGGTCGCCGCATCGCCGACAGCCGCGCCAAGATGGTCCAGGAGGCTGGCACCGGGACCGAGCTGGTGCTTGTCAGCCGTGACGCCAAGGTGCAGGACTTCTTCGACGGCATGGCCAAGGGCAAGGCCCGAGCCACGCGCCGGAAGGGCAGCAGCTTCGCAGCGGCCGACGGCTTCCAGGCTGGCCAGCAGGCGAACACGGGCGAGCGTGGTGTGACCCAGGGTCGGGGCATCAGCGCATGAGCTACTTCGACGACATCATGGACGCCTGGCTGTACGGGGCAACCTTCTTCGGAGGGGTGCCCCGGCAGGCCACACCGAACACCTTCCTCCGCAGGCCCGAGCCTCGGGAGGGCTTCGTGGACGCACGCCGGGACGACAACTGCATCCCAGTGATCACGGTCTTGGACAACTGATCAACTCCGTGCTAAGCTGATTTCATCAGGTAAGCCCCACACGAAAGGTTCCACATCATGGCTAACACGGTTCTCCTCGGTGTCAACGACAACCAGGGTTACTCCCCCGACCAGATCAACACCAGCGTCACGCTCGCGGACCTCCTGGAGGCCGTGCAGCAGGCGATCCTCGACTACGGCGAGGACGCCAAGGTGGTCGTCGCCAACGGCCAGCGCTACGGGGCAGGCTTCGGCAGCCTCCAGACCCACTACGGCAGCGAGGTTTCCATCACCGACGCAGCTCCCGACGAAGACGACGAGGACTTCTACTCATGAGACTTGGGGGCGGGCTGCATGGTGTGGCCCGCCCCTTGCCTACTGGGTCCAGACCCGCTAGGCTACCCATAGCGGCACCAGCCGCAGCCCCATAGCAAGGAGAACACAATGATGCATTACGACTCCGACGACGTCGCCCTGGCCCTCAAGGACGCGCCGATCGACCCTCGCACCGGGAACAAGGTGCTCTATAACGTGTCCTGGATCGCCAACAAGCCCAGCATGATCGGTGAGCGGAACGAGGACTGGGTCCGCCGCGAGATCGCCTGGTTCAACACGGGGTCCAACCTTCTGAAGGACATGGAAGGTCCGGTTCCGCAGGCGTTCCAGGCGTGCGCTGGCTGGGACGGTGCCGTGAACAGCGCCTACGGCCACATCCTGTTCGGCAAGGGCGAGGAGCTGCCTCCGCAGCCGTCGCTCTTCAACCGGGTCGTGGACACGTTCATGATGGAGGGCAAGGGCACGCGCCACGCTGTCGCCATCATCAGCGACCGGGACATCCACAACCTGGCCACCAAGAACGGCCGGAACGACTTCATCTGCACCAACGCGCTCAACTTCATGATCGACCACGAGGACCGCCTGCACATCATCGCGCAGATGCGTTCCATGGACGCGGTCTGGGGCTACCGGGCAGACTGGTCCATGTGGGATGACGTCATGGAGCAGCTTCTCGGGGCGCTCTCGCTGACGTACCCCGAGGTCCAGCGGGGCAACATCACCTTCCAGGTGGCCAACCTGCACGTCTACCCCCGTCACTTCGAGCTGCTGGACAAGTGGGCCGACAAGATCTACGACGCCCAGGAGGCCGAGATGCGCAAGGTGTGGGCCAAGCGCGCCAGCGACAACCCCCACGCCAACGAGCCGGTCGGCACCGGCGAGGCAGTCCAGCCCGTGCTCGAGGGTCTGGAGGAGCTGTGAACCCCTGGGAAATCCTCTTCGCTGTGCTGGGCTGGGTCTTCCTGGCGCTGGCCGTGTTCGGTGCTGCCATCCTCGTGTTCGCCACGGTGGTCGGCATGGCACGCGGGATCCGCAAGTGGTTCCGCCCTGGGGTCACCGGCAAGAAGTCGGCCCCCACGCTGGAGACCTACTCCGCTGAAGCCAAGGTCGTCGCGACCGATATGTTCAAGGACGAGATCGTGTTCGGCGAGGAGATGACCAAGGCGTTCCAGGCCGGTGCCCGCTGGGGCTGGGGCTTCTTCCACCGCAAGTAGCGGACAAGGGGGTGCCCGTACTTCCCAGCGGGCACCCCCCCCCCCTCACAGAGAGAACATCATGGCTGAAGAAGAACTCATCGAAGAGGCCCAGCGCCTTCTCGCCCTGGCTGTGCAGCACGAAGTCATCTCCATGTGCGTCAACCCCAGCCACACTCACGGCGCTGTCAGCCCGTGTGACGAAGACTGCCCGGACCACATCCACACCTGTTCCAAGGGGTGCGGGGAGTGGCCGTGCAAGGCTATCAAGCTGGGCGACCTTGTGGCTAAGCACCTAGCCGACCTACAGATCATCCAGGTTGCCTACCAGCAGACCATGACCGGGCTGCACTTGGCCGTCACCACGTTCGGTGAGAACACCTGAAGCCCCCGCAGTAACAACATCAAGGAGAGCAATATGTTCATCGCATTCGAAGGCCCGGACAAGACCGGCAAGTCCACCAGCGCAGCCAACCTCGCAGCCAGCGGGGAGGCCATCTACAACGTCACCAAGGACAAGCACGCGCTCATGCAGGCCGACCACCTGGCAGCCCCGGAGCTGCCCATCACGTACGACCGCATCGACTGGCTGACGCACATGATCTACCGGCTGGCCCTGCCCGATCACGAGTGGAACGACCCCCGCGTGCGCACCGTGTTCGCCATGCCGGACACTCACCTGGTCGTCAAGCTGCACAAGCGCGACCGGGCAGCGGGCATCCAGGACGAGCTGTACGACAAGGGCAAGCTCGCCTCGGTGACCCGTGGTTATGCCTACTGGACTCAGTTCCTGGTGGAGTACAACCACGCGCAGGACTTCTCCCTCTTCAAGACGGTCACCGTCCTGGAGGTCACCAACGACCTGGAGAATGGCGGGGGCTTCTCTCAGCGCCTGGTGGACTTCAGCAGCCCCGTCTTCGAGTGGGGCAGCGTGGCCGAGCGGCTGGTCCACGACGACGAGTCGCTGCTGGAGCTGCTGAGGCATGAAGAGCAGAACCGGATCTGACGTCCGCCAGCACCCCCACTTCGACCATCTCTTCAAGGTGGGGGTGCTGCACGGCAGGTCCGAAGACAAGACACTGTCCAAGGCCACACGCAGAGAAGCCCTCCAGGAACTGGATCGCTACTTTGACGAGGGGCTTATCATCCAGAAACACAAGGAGGTCAAAATGGCCGAGCGCAAGTCGGGGCACAAGCCCATGACGAAGTCAGGCTTCTGTGCTCACCCCAGCAGCAACCGGGATTCTCACAAGTCGTGCAAGGATCTGAAATGCACCTGCGAATGCCACGAGTACGAAACGGTCTTCGGCGGGCAGGGCATCATCTTCGCAGTCATTGACGACCGGGAGGCCATGCGGGAAGGCCGCGTGACCACGGTGGATGTCATCACCGAAGCCATCGAGGCAGCGCTTGACGCGGGCCACGAGACCAGCGAGGAGATCGCCCGGTACTTGGTTACCAGCGCCTTCTCGCATGTTCGTGACCGGCGCGTGCGCTTCAACTCGGTCCTCAAGGCCGGGGACGTGGTCGGGGCGCAGATCACGCGCAAGCTGTACAACGCCTACAACGACCTCGCCCTGCTGGCGGACCAGGAGGACGACCCCAAGGTGAAGGCCTCACTGAAGGACGAGGCCCACGGCTTCGCCGCAGCAGTGCAGGTCGTCATCAGCCCGTTCAGCAGCGAGGACCCCAAGGACCCGCGCCTGGTGAACTGGGCCGAGGTTGACCGCATGACAGAAGCATTCGAAAAGGAACAGCGCTACGTGCGCAGAGAACGAAAGGGGAACCCTCAGTGAGCGAGTACCAGATCAAGAACAGCACCGTCGAGGCCCAGCGCTTCGATGTGGCCCGCGTGGACGACATCGCCAAGTGGTGCCAGGGGAACAAGGTTCAGTCGTCCAGCGACGGCTGGTGGATCGTGCTGGGCAAGCACACCGCAGTCCCGGGCGACTACATCGTCAAGCTGGCCGACGGCAGCTTCACCCCGTACAGCGCTGAGCAGTTCGAGGACCAGTACCAGCCGGTCGGCAGCACCAGCGACGGAGACTTCATGCTGGCCCGCAGCCGGGACTACACCGTGGAGCTCGGCGGGCAGGTGTTCACGGGCGAGCAGTGGGAGGTCATCCAGACGTATGCTCGGGGGCACGCTGCCAGCGCCGTGACGGAGGCCACTCGCATCAACCCGATGCAGGCTGCCGTCGTGGAGTTCCAGCGCGCCATGGATCTCCCCGTGCTGTCCAAGGCGACCCCGCTGCCCGAAGATCGTATCGGCCTTCGGGTGCAGCTCATCGAGGAGGAGTTCCAGGAGCTCCAGGACGCGCTGGTGGTCGGCGACATTGTGGAGACGGCCGACGCGTGCGTTGACCTGCTCTACGTGGTGTTCGGCCTTATGGTTGAGACCGGGCTGGATGCCCGCGTGCTCTTCGACGAGGTCCACCGCAGCAACATGAGCAAGTTCGGTGAGGACGGCAAGGCGATCATCGCGGGGGAGAACGACCCCGACGGCATCTTCCCTGGCCGTGTCAAGAAGGGGCCGAACTACTTCCGCCCGAACCTGGCAGGCATCATCGGCGAGGGCATGGGTGACCTGGAGGCCTGGCGTGTCTAAGCTCATCACGGGGCAGCGCCCCCAGATCGAAGTCAAGACCTACGCCTACGAGGTCTCCAAGCTGCTGATGGGGGAGTCTCGGGGGGAGCTGGGGGAGGACATCCAGGCCCGTGCTGCACGGGCAGGGGTGCCCGCCGAGGCCAGCCTCACTCGGGAAGAGAACAAGCACGAGGACATCGTGGTGTTCACCTGGCGCTGGTGGGAGGTGACCCTGTAATGGACCTGGACAAGGAATTCGCCCTCGCCAACCGGCGCATCCAGCGGGGCATCGAACGCAACTACCTGATCGCGATGGCACGGCTGGAGGGCATGACCCCCGAGGACTACGCTGCCAAGCTGGACAAGGAGCGGGCAGAGGCAGCTCAGGCCGCGTTCCGCAGCGCGATGGAGGCGCTGGGGGCTAACCTCCGGGCCATCTGTGACAGCTTGGTGGAGGCCGCCGAAGGCATCGCACGGGGCTGGAATGCAGCGGGGAGGGTGCCGTGAACCCCTGGTGGCTTCTCCTCATCATCCCGGGCACCATTGTCCTGACAGCCTTCGGGCTGGCGTGCTGGGTGGCGTACGAATGGTATCGGGCATGGCGATGAAGCTCCGTGATTCCCAGAGGGTAGCGTTGGAACGGCTGTGCGAGCCTGGCCGTCACTTCGCTGCCCTCTGGGCAGAGCCGCGTTCGGGCAAGACCGCAGTCGCCCTCCGTTGGATAGAGCACGTCGCCCCCCGTGTGGCCGTGGTGCTGGGTCCGAAGGTGGCTGAGGCCACATGGAAGACGGAAGCTGCCAAGTGGCTCCGCAAGGAGTATCGCTTCTTTCCGCTGACGGCTGGCAACGAGTACCCCGACCCCAGCCAGTTCAAGGGCATCACCATCCTGTTCGTCAACTACGAGCAGTTCACCAAGGGTCCGTTCAAGCGGCTGAAGCCCTACCTGAAGAAGATGTCGGACTTGTGCCAGGGGCAAGGCGCGATGCTGCTGGACGAGAGCCACATCATCAAGAAGCCGTCCGGGGTGACAGGCCGCAACATCCGGCCGCTGGCGCACCAGTGGCACTACCGGCTCCTGATGACAGGCACCCCCGTCACCAACCCCAGCCAGGTTGATGCCGTCTACGGGCAGTGGACGTTCCTGGACCCCAGCATTAGGGATCACTGGGAGACAGCCCGCGACTTCCGTGAGCACTTCGGCGAGTGGACCACCAAGAAGGGCTTCCCCGAGCTTGTCCGTCCGCGGAACCAGTACGAGCTGAACGCCTACATCCAGCCCCATGTCATCACGATGACTGGTGCTGGCGACCCCGTGCCCGTCCGCAAGGTGCGCTACCCCGTGCCCAGCCAGATCATGACGTGGCACAAGGCGCTTCTCAAGAAGGGTGTCGTGGAGGGGCTGCTGGGGCACGACGTGGAAGCCCTGAACCCCCTGACACGGCTGCTACGGATGCGCATGCTTGTCGGGGGCTGGCTGAAGGACGCCGACGGGGAGGAGTTCGTAGTTCCGGAAGCTGCCCGTGCCCGCCTGGGTGCCCTTGGCCACATCGTGAAGCGGCGCTGCAAGGGCAAGATCATCATCGCCTGCACGCACATCCGCGAGATCCGGCTGGTGGAGCGCTGGCTCAAGCGGCAGGGCTTGGGCTACCGAGTCATCACGGGCAAGACCAAGGACAAGAACTGGGTCATCGAGGACTTCCAGCGTGACCGCGACGTGCGCGTGCTGCTGGTGCAGCCCCGGACCGTGGCGATGGCCGTGGACATCTCGGTGGCCAACGACCTGATCTGGTACACCAGCGACTTCTCGTATGTCACGTTCAAGCAGGCCAGCGACCGCATCAAGCTGTCGCCTGCCAGCCCGACCGTCTGGTTCCTGTGCGGGAAGGGCACCGTGGACGAGGACGTGTGGGTCACCCTGCAGGAGGACCACGACCATCTCAAGAAGACCGTCGCAAGAATTTCCCAGCACGGTCTTGGAGTGTCTCCTGGGTGATGCTACTGTAGAGGTTACAGGGCAAGCAAGCCCCGGCAAGTCCCCCATCCGGCCAACTACCAAGGAGAACATCATGGCCACGAAGAACACCGCAGCCGTCCTGGACGAGGAGCTCGAGGGCACCGAGGAGACCCCGTCGCACAAGGCCACCATCGAGGAGGCCATCCAGCAGGTCGTCGAGACCTTCGGCGTCTCGGTCAAGCGCAGCCGCCTCAAGGGCCTCCGAGCGCTGGCGTACTTCGCCTTCGTCAACGCGATCAACGAGGGCACCCTGGACGACCTGGTCGCGCAGACCATCGAGGGCGTCGACGAGCTCCCCACGGGCTGGACCCTGGAGCGCGCTTCCCGTGCCGAGAAGGCCGAGAAGCCCGCCCCGGCGAAGAAGGCACCGGCCAAGAAGCCCACTGCTGCCAAGGCACCGGCCAAGACCGCAGCCAAGAAGGCTCCGGCCAAGGCAGCCCCGGCCAAGACCGCACGCAAGCGTCCCACGCGCTGACACTAGCCCCCGGCACCTGTTCACTCGGTGTCGGGGGTTAGCCATCGGGCCACTACCCCAACGGGCAGAGGCGAGGGGAAAAGCATCGAGCACCCTCGGTCCAGGTTCGAGTCCTGGGTGGTCCACCATCACAACTTCACAGCCCCATTCCTAAGTAGGAGTTCCACCTATGCAACTACTTGTCAGCGACGACTGGCACGAGGTCAAGGCGTACCTCGCCCAGTCCACCGCCCCGCTCATCTTCGACATCGAGACCACGTCTCTTCACGTCAGCGAAGGTCAGCTTCTCTGTGTGGCCTTCGCACCGTATGACCGAGATGATGTCATGGTCTGGTGGCCCCAGTCGCCCCAGGAGATTTCCAAGCTCCGCATCCGCAGCGGGGTCGCACACAACTCCCCGTTCGACTGCCGCTGGCTGGAGAGCTACGGTGCCAAGGTGCGCGTCACCTGGGACACGATGTTCATGGCGCACTTGCTTGACGAGAACCACCCTGTCGGCCTGAAGGCGCTGGGGATGCGGCTGCTGGGGTATGAGGACTGGTCGGATGACGACGTCAGCCGCTTCGGTAACGAGTTCGGGCAGACCTGGGCTGAGCGCAAGCTGCCCGCAGCCAGTAAGAAGCGGGTCAGCGTCTACGCGGGCAAGGACGTTCACATCACCAGGGAGCTGATGAAGTGGCAGCGACGCCACATCAGGAAGAACCTGAAGCCCCACGAGGACCCGGTGCGCGTGATGCGGGAGGTCATGCTCCCTGCCAGCCCTGCCCTCCGGCAGATGGAAGACAATAAGCTGCCCGTCCGGCTGGGCCTTGTTAGGAAGACGAAGGACCAGGTGGAGCAGCGGATCCACGAGATCGAGCAGAAGCTGGACGCCAGCATTCCCCCGAAGGAGCAGTGGCCCGACTGGCTGCAGAAGACGAAGCCCAAGTGGGGAGCCACGAACTGGACTAAGTGGTGGCTCTACGTACACCAGGGGGCGCTCTGCCCGCGTCGGGGCAAGCCGACCAAGACCTGGCCCGATGGCAACCCTGGCCTCTCTCAGGAGGACTTGGCCAAGATTGACCATCCGGCTGCACGGCTGCTCAGCGAGCGCAGCACTCTCTATAAGCAGCTCACCGGGTTCCTGGTGCCCATTGAGCAGCGTACCCGAAACGGACGCATCGGGACCAGCTTCAAGCTCACGGGCACGGTCACGGGCAGGCTGTCCAGCAGCGACCCCGGTGACAAGTCGGGCCTCAACTCGCAGCAGATCCCGCGCGACAGGGCCACACGTAACCTCTTCGGGGAGCGCGGGCAGGCGTGGATCGAAGTAGACTTCAGCCAGCTTGAGCTCCGTGTGGCTGCCGTCATGTCAGGGGACAAGGAGATGCTTCGGCTGTTCGAAACGGGCGAGGACATCCATACCTATATGGCGAAGCGCCTTGTCCGCAGTGACGACATCACGAAGGAGCACCGCTCACTCGCGAAGGGTGTCAACTTCGGCTTCCTGTACGGCATGCACGCCAAGCACTTCGCGAACTACCTGTTCGAGAACTACGGCGTCAAGATCACCCCCAAGGAGGCGGAAGCCTTCCGTGAGGAGTTCTTCTCCACCTTCGCAGGGCTTCAGCCTTGGTATCGGAAGCAGCGGCAGGAAGCCATCGAGTACGGAGGCGTCCACAACGAGTTCGGCCGCTTCCGTCACTTGCCCAAGGTGTACGCCGATGACTACTGGGTTCAGGAGAACGCCTTCCGACAGGCGATCAACTCTCCTGTGCAGAGCACCGGCTCTGACTTCATGCTCATCAGTCTGGGGCGCTTGGCTAGGGACTTGCGCCTGCCTGCACTGGGGGCTAAGCTAATAACCACGGTCCACGACAGCGTCTGCCTGACTGCCCCATACAGCACGGCTCGCAAGGTTGGCAGGATCGTAAAAGAGACAATGGAAAGGGCTGACAATGGTCTCACACGAAAGTTCTACCTCAAGGCAGACGTCACGATCTCGCGCTGCTGGGGCGGTGAAGCCCTCGCAGAGTTCTAAGGGCAAGGCGAAGCAGCTCCCCAGCACGGGGACCAAGCCTCCTCGCAAGTACCGGGGCAACTGGCCTATGACGGATGACGGCAAGCCTGTCATCACTCAGTCCATGGTGTCCAAGTTCGTTGAGTGCCCCCGCGAGACGTACTACGCCTACGTCCTGGGCCTCCGCACACGCATCGAGAAGAAGCCTCTCACCCGTGGCACCTGGGTCCACGCTCTCCTGGAGGAGCGGGGCAAGGGCGGCGACTGGCGGGCCAAGCACCAGGAGCTCATCGAGGAAGCTGAGCGAACCACCTTCGAGGAGGAGACTGCTGGCCTGGCCGAGGAGTGCTATAACCTGATGCTCTCGTACGAGTGGGTCTACCGGAAAGAGAAGCTGAACCCTATCGCCGTTGAGCTGACCGTGGAGCGGCCCATGTTCGGCGGTCGGGTGCTGTACCGGGGGCGCATCGACATCGTGTGGCAGGACGAAGCTGGCGACATCTGGCTCGGTGACCACAAGACCCACGCCACTCTCCCCGATTGGCGCTACCGGGAACTCGCCTTCCAGCACTACTCCTACCTCTGGGCATGCGAGGAAGCTCCCGAGTACCTGGCGCTCGGCCTGCCGCAGCCCAAGGGCTTCATCTACGACTACATGCGGACGAGTGCCATCAAGACGCCCAGCCTGACGACCAAGGGGTTGCAGAGCAGGACTCTCAAGCCCAGCGGAACCACGCTGCCGGTCTACGAAGAGTGGCTCATCGAGAACAACCTGGCCACACGAATCAAGGGTCGGCTCCTGCTGGCCATCGAGGACCCCAAGGAGCGAGCCTACGTGGAGGAGTTCCTGGTGGAGCTGAAGCACCGGGACTACACCGACACCTTCCGCCGGGACCGGCTCACGTTCACCCCGGAGCAGGCTGAGCGCCAGTGGAAGTCGTTCAGGACCACGGCCAAGCGCCTCCTGAACTACTCGTGGGACGACCCCGACTGCGTCGAGCGCAACCTGCACGCCTGCTCGGGGTATATGTGCAACTATAAGGACCTCACCGTTGCGGACCTGATGCACGGCACCAGCGAGATCGAGCAGCGAACCAGGTACGTGACCACGGGTGACCCCCTGGACTACTACCCCAACCAGAAGAAGGGAACCAAGAAGTGAAGAATCCATTCGACACCGAGTGCTCCTACTGCGGAGCTGCCAAGGGGGAAGCGTGCATCGTCACGCTGGCTCCCGAGGTCGGCCCGCTGTCGGTCACCTGGTGGCACACGTCACGAGAGGAGGGGCTGGTAGCATGAGCGTCAAGACCATTTACGGCAGGCCCAAGGTAGGCAAGACCACGCTCGCCCTCAAGGATGCCCCCAAGGGCAAGACGGCCATCCTGTCGGCCGACCAGGGTCTCATCGGCCTGGACACCACGGGGTTCACCGTGGAAGAAGACCTGAGCACTCGCAACCTGAACAAGCTGATGAACGGCTCTTGGCTGAGCAAGCACCAGCGGTTCGTCGTCGACACGGCCACATCGCTCCATGCGATCATGCTGGCGGAAGCTGCCGGGGGCAAGCCTGCCAGCCAGGCGCACTACGGCGCAGCCAACAACGGCCTCGCCACGCTGATCCGCACGCTCCGTGACGAGAAGAAGGAAGTCATCGTGCTTGCGCAGGAGAAGCTCGTCCTGCCGAACGAGGACTGGGGCAGTGACGATGTGGACGAGGACACCAGCGTTATGACGACCGTGGACCTGTCCCCCGGTGCTGCTTCGGCCCTGCTGCAGATGTCCGACGTGATCGGTCGCCTGTACATCGCCCACGTGAACGGCAAGCCCGTTCGCCGCCTCTGGCTCGGCCCGTCCTCCAGCATTGTGGCCGGTGCCCGTAGTAAGGTGTACCAGGGCACTCCGCCCTATCTCAAGTCGCCCAGCATCGGGCGGCTCAACCAGCTTCTCGGCTGGACCCGCTAGTCGAGATACCCCAAGAAAAGGAAGCATATCATGGCAAAGAAGATCCGTCTTGACTTCAGCAAGACCGAAGAGCGCTCGGGCTGGAACACCAAGCACATCACCGAGGGCCTCCACAAGATGAAGGTCGAGTCCGTGCAGGAGACCGAGGCGCAGGACGGCACCGCGATGCTCGTCTACGCGCTGGTCCCGGCAGACCCCAAGCTGAAGACGCGCCGGTTCCCGTACTACTGCAAGCTCCAGCAGAACCAGCTCTGGAAGCTCCGCGACCTGCTGGTGGCTGCTGGCATCTCGGTGCCCAAGAAGGCGCAGATGATCGACCCCAACGGTCCGGTCGGCAAGTTCATCGCCGCCGAAGTCGAGGACGACACCTACCAGGGCAACCTCCGCTCCACGGTGAACGGCACCTACGGCCTGAGCATCCTCGACGAGGACGGCGACGACAGCGCGCCGGATGCCGACGAGGAGGAGTACGACGACGAGGCTGAGGCCGACGAGGAGTACGAGGACGAGGGCGACGAGGAGTACGAGGACGAGGGCGACGACGAGTACGACGGGGAGGACTACGAAGAGGACGAAGACGACGACCTCGGCGAAGACGACCTCGACGACGAAGAGCTCGAGGATGACGACGAGGACTACGAGGACTACGAGGACTACGAGGACTACGAGGACGACGAGGAGGAGGACGAGGAGGAGGAGCCCGAGCCGGAGCCTGCCCCCCGTCGCCGCTCTTCGGCCAAGAAGCCCGCTGCCAAGGCTGCACCGGCACGCAAGGCCGCGCCTGCTGCCAAGCGCACCGTCAAGCGCCGCTGACCCATGGACGAGGCCGGTATCGTCCGCAGCATGCTCAAGGCGCTGAACGCGCTGCCTGGTGTGTACGCTATCCGGACTCACGGGGGTTCCTTTCAGCAGAAGGGGACCCCCGATGTCCTCGGGTGCGCGCACGGGCAGTTCTTCGCGATTGAAGCCAAGCGCAGCGCCAAGGAGAAGCCCAGCGAGGCTCAGCTCTACACCCTCAAGAAGTTCCGCGCGGCTGGCGGCACCACGTTCGTCAGCCACGACCCCAAGGCCCAGGAAGTAGTCGAGTGGATAGCAACCCTCTCGAGCTGATCCGCAAGGTGTGGGGGCACTCAGGCATTGATGGTAATGTCTGGGTGCCCCACATCGTGAACATCGGCTCCAAAGACAACCAGAAGTTTCGGGAAGGTCCTGCCCTGACCTCCCGCAAGCCCCAGCTCCCCGAGCTCCGTGATTCGGTTGACTGGTACTGGACACCAGCAGTCAGCAGCAGCGACAGCCGCAAGGCCAAGGAGTACCCCGCCCAGCGCGTGCTCTGGGTAGACTGCGATGAGTCGTTCAATGATGATCTGCTCACCGCCCTCCGGCCGTCGTACGTCTGGGAGACCAGCCCCGGCCACAAGCAGGCGATCTGGCTCATGCGCGAGAGCGTGCCTGCCAGCGAGTACCATCGAGACGGCCTGATGGGCATGCTGACCCAGGCGCTCGGCGGAGACAAGTCCGGCGTCGACATCGGCCAGCTTCTTCGTGTCCCTGGCACCTGGCATCACAAGCGCAAGCCCTTCAAGGGTCGCATCTTGCGCAGCGCGGGCACGGTGTACACCAAGGGCCAGCTTCTCACTCGTGTGGCCAAGGGCCTCGGCTTCTCGCCGGGGCTTGCGAGCGAGCTGGGGGCGCAAGACACCTACGGAGACCGCTCGAAGGTTCTCTGGCGCTTCGCCCGCAACGCGGCTGAGCTGGGGCTTGACCAGCGCCTGACGTTCAAGCTGCTGAAGGCTACCGACTGGAACAAGTGGAAGGACAACCCCGAGCGGCTGCAGGAAGACATCGCCAACGCCTACGCGGCCCAGCCCGCCGACCAGCCGACCAGTACCCCCAGCAAGGCAGACCAGTCGGCACACGCCGACGTAGACGGCGATCTGGCCGAGGAGGTTGGCCCGTGGGAGCTGTCTACCGTGGGGGCATTCGGCCCTAAGATCCACAAGCCCCTGGACTGGGTGCTGCCTAACTTCATCCCTGCTGGGGGGTGCGGGCTGCTGGTGGCAGCGCCCAAGGTGGGCAAGACGCGCATCGCCATCGAGATGACCCTGGGGTTGGCTACGGGCACCAAGCCCCTCGGCGTCAGCACGCGCAAGCCCCAGCCCGTCGGGTTCCTGTCCCTGGAGGATGGTGAGTACCTGTTCGCGACCCGCCTGAACACGTCCCTCAACCGGGACAAGGGTCGGTTCCAGTACCACTGGGACGGCCACATCAAGCCCGACATGTCCTGGGAGCCGCCCCATCCGATGCAGCTCTTCACCATGTTCAATGAGGCCGACCTCAGCACGCCTGAAGACCAGCAGCGCCTCCTGGAGACGATCCTCAAGTACGAGCTCCGGCTGGTGGTCATTGACACTCTCAGCATGGCTATCGGCAAGGCCAACGTCAGCGACTCCAAGGATATGTACGGGATCCTGAAGCCCCTGAAGAACATCGCCAAGGCGACGGGGTGCGCGATCATGTTCATCCACCACACTCGCAAGCGCCAGTTCGAGAAGGGTGAGACGGTGCAGGAGACCATCCTGGGGTCGACCGCGCTGCACGGCTGGGCGGACTTCATCCTGAGCCTTGCCAGCCCGGAAGAGGACTTCCCTGACTTCCTCCGTCTTGCAGTCCAGACCAAGATGGGCTATAATCAGCATTACTTGAACAAGTCGCTCAAGATCATCAAGGAGACCCCTCAGGAGGAATCATGAAGACCGAAATCGACCCCCGCCCCGTGACCAGCTTCGACGACCTGCTCGCCTTCACCGAGGCTGAGCTGGAAGAGCTCCGTGGACCGCAGCCGACCTTCTGGGACAAGGTGCTGGCGGTCCTTGTGTGGATCCCCCTCCTTGTGGCCGTGGCCCTGGTGGTCATCGCCGTGTGCTTCCTGGTCTGGTGGGGCATCTACGGCGACGACGTCATCAAGGGCAGCCTCTACGGGCTGGCGTTCTTCCTCGAGGTCCTGGGGCGCGGCTGGAACTAGGTCTTGGACCTATCCTCAACTTGTGGCACACTAGTCACATGAACATCACCGCCCCTCAGTTCCACATCATCACTCACGAGCACGCTGGCTACTTCTACATCGAGGCTAACGGCACCTTCTTCAAGGGCTGCCGTCGGTGTGGGGGCACGGGCCACTACTCGTTCAACGGGTTCGACAGCATCTGCTACGCCTGTCGCAACGTGCAGGAGTACCGGCTGGGCGACCCGTTCACCTCCGAGGCTGAAGCTAAGAAGTGGTGCGAGGCCAAGGCCCGCCGAGCAGCCCGCCGAGAGGCCAAGCGTGAGCAGGAGCGCCTCGCCAAGCTGGCCAAGCGTCAGGCCGCATGGGACGCGCTGGCAGCGGCACACCCCGACGTCTGGGTGCTGGTCAGCAAGGCTGCCAACGTGCAGGTCGCCGAGGGTGGCGAGTACACCTACACCGAGCGCGACAGCTTCGTGGCCAAGCTGGCAGACATGCTCTGGAGCTACGGGGAGCGCCAGTACACCGAGCGCCAGATCGCGGCTCTGCAGGCCATCGCTGACAAGCGCAGCCAGCAGCAGGCCACCAGCACCCCCGCCCCGGCTGGTCGTGTGCAGGTGACCGGCACCATCCTCTCCGCCAAGGTTCGCGAGAACGACTACGGCGTGCAGAACAAGATCACCGTCCAGGACGACCGGGGCTTCCGAGTCTACGTCAGCATCCCCAAGGCCCAGGGCGAGGAAGCCTTCGACACCTTCCTTGAGCAGATCCAGGCCGACGGCAGCACGATCTACGACTTCGGCTCCTCCTGCTGGTTCCTGGGCACCGAAGACGGTCGCTACACCGGCGTCAAGGGTCGCCGCATCACGTTCACGGCCACACTGGAGGCCAGCCAGGACGACCCCAGCTTCGCCTTCGGCAGCCGCCCCACCAAGGGTTCTTGGATCAACTGAGAAGTTGAGGGTATGCTGATCACATGTCGCACAAGGTAAACCTCAACGTTCACACTCAGGCTCGCGCCTACCAGGCGGGATACCAGGATGCACTCAGCGACCTGGTTGACGCGCTGGTTGAAGGCGGCGACGTCAACTTCCTTCTCGACGCCCTCGAGATGAAGATCAACCGACCCCAGGTCGCGGACACCTTCCGCGCCTACTACGCCAGCAAGTGAAGGAGAACAACATGGACAAGGCACTGAAGCAGGTCAAGGCAGAGGACCTCCAGCGCGGGCAGGTCATCATCGACCCCGAGGGCAACCAGGCGCGGGTCATCCGCGTCCGCCGCGTAGACCACCAGCGCGGTCGCCTGGAGACCGACCTGGGCGTCGCCGTGGTGCCGCTCGGCCAGCGCTTCCCCGTGCTCTAGCTGCACGCCAAGAGACGCCCCTAGCTTGTGGCCGGGGGCGTCTCGAGGTGAACGGGGTCAGGGCTTGGTGCTGGGGTCTTCCTGCACGACCACGACATCGGCCTTGGTGCCGCCGACGGCTCGTGCGCCGTCGTACAGACCCGCCGCGCTCAGGCCGAGGATGACCCCCAGGCTGACGGTCTCGTACCAGTTGGCCACGGTGCCCAGCGACAGCGCCGCCAGAACCGACAGGGCCACACCGAGCACGACAGCCGCCAGCGGGGCGAACTTGGCGGGGAGGCCCAGGTCCTTGATGAGGGTGACCAGGGCGATGACCGCCGGGACGGTGGCCAGAGTGGTGATGGTGTCCATTATTTCTTCCTTCTCTTGATGAACTTGATGGGGATGGATCCGGTGGGGGTGTGCGAGGAGTGGGGGACACGGCGCTGCTCCACGGCGCTCATGCGGGCTTCCAGCGCCGCGTCCCTTGCCTGCATGCCCTTCACCGTGGCGATGAGCTCATCCTGGTTATCGGATATGCATCCGACCTTGGCGGTCAGTCGGTCGATGGCATCCCCCAGGTTCTTGCTGCCATGGTTGGTGACGATATCAGCCTGGACCTGGGCGACCTTGACATTGGTCTCCGTAGCTTCCTTCGTGATCTTGTTCACCTTGGCCACCAGGACAGCCCCGTAGGCAGTCGTGGCAGCCACCATGAGCGGCATGAGAGCGCCGAGGATGCGCTCGATGACTTCCAGCATGCGGTGTTCCTTCCGGTGGTTACTTGCCCGCGAGGATCTCGTTCACACGGCGCTGGACGGCGGAGTAGTCGTACCCCGCAGCCGTGAGCCGCTTCTTGCGCTCCGGGTCGTTGCCCCAGTCGCCCCGGATCACCTGACGCGCGACCGCATCCACGTTGGACGCGACAGGGGTCTTGCTGCCGCTTCCGTAGAGCTGGCGGTTGACCTCCCGCTGCACTTCCGCCGGGTCGTAGCCAGCAGCCCGCAGCCGGTTGACGCGGTCCTGCCCGTTGCCGTAGTCGCCACGGATGACGGCCTTGGCCACATCAGCGAGGGACTGGCTGGGCTTGCTGGGGGTGCTGCCGCCTCCCGAGGGCACCTTGATCTTCTGGCCGGGGAAGATCTTGTTCGGGTCGGCCAGGCCGTTGAGCCGCTGGAGCTCCTGCCAGGTCGTGCCGTGCTTGCTCGCGATGCCGCTCAGGGTGTCGCCCTTGACGACGGTGTACGTGCCCCCGGTGGACGGCTGGCTGCCGCCCCCGCCCTTGCGGAGCTGGTTCGCCCGCTTGACGATGCTGGGCAGGCTGGCGATCATGTCCGGGCCAGGGCAGGCCGTGGCGTAGAACTCGCCGTGGTAACGGACGTTCGTGCCAAGGCGCAGCTCGCCCCAGCCGTAGCGGTCGCTGAGGTCCGCCATGAGCTGAGCCAGCTTCTCCTTCGCCCGTGCGTCGATGGGCCAGTTGCCCCCGTTCGCCGCGTTCTGGGTCTCGACCGTGACCGAACCCCAGTCAGCCGAGCCGGTGGTCCACGGGGAGAACTCCTCCGAGACCTGACCGATCAGGCGACCGTCGCTGTACAGGATGTACGAGGCCGACACGTCGCCCCGGCTGTTCTGGCCCTTGGGCTTCATCAGCGCGGTGTCGCCGCCAGCGGTGCCCGCCCAGTGGTGAACGATGATCCGCTTCTTGTTGGGGTCCTTGCCCCGGTTCTTGCCGTGATCCGGCGTGGTGCCGTTGATCAGGCTGCTGAACTTGGCCATTGTGATTCTCCTTCGGTTGCGGCGGATGGTTATGCCAGGATCGGAATCCTGTTGTCCGGGTCAAGCCTTCCGCCCTTGACTCGTTCCCAGAACCTTGTGTCCTCCTGACCCAAGCGCCAGACAGCGATGCCAGCCAAGCCCCATTCGGAGTCGGCCAGGTCACGGCTGTAGGCCATGTACTCGGCGTCGGAGTAGTGACAGAGCGCGGTGCCACGCGGGTCGCAGAGATAGGCCGTTGCGATCCAGCACTCGATGTCACGTGGTATGATGCGGACCTGACGTGTCTGCCCTGCCGGGATGCCCACGTTCTTCAGATGGATGTACTCCCAGTCAGCGGAGATGCTCTTGGTGCGCGTCTCACGCTCCTCCACGTCGGTGTTCGGCCGGAAGCGGTTGAAGCTGTCCCAGGTCACGTTGGAGCGCGGGATGCGACCCACGTTCGGGAAGGTGAAGCCGCCGATCTGCACGTCGACAGCCTCGCGGGGGTTGTACCACCAGGCGTCGCCCCAGCGAACGTGATCGAACCACGCTGCCCCGGACAGGGACACCATGCCCTGAGGACCGGGAGTGTAGCTGGGGTCGGTGTAGTCAATGCGCAGCGGCACACTGTTCTCGGTCCGGCTGTAGTAGACCCTTGCCCGGTTCCCCCGAACGCGCAGCCCGATGACCGCCTGGCCCTGGCCGGGGATGGTGCTGGTGCCGGGGGCGCTGCCGTTGTATGTGGCCAGGACAGTCCCGTTGCGGCTGAGCCGCACGACCCCAGCCTGGTCGACCGTGGCCTCGAAGCTGCCATGGAAGACGCCTGCACGGCCAGCAGCAGGGAGCTGGAGGCGTCCCTGTACGTGGGACTCGTGACCGCCATCCAAGGCCGTCAGCGACAGCTTGCCAGCACCAGCCACACGGTACTGACCGTAGGTGCGCGGGTTCATGACCGGGTCGCCACGACGCCAGTGCGTCCAGGCCGCTCCGGTGCGAGTGTAGTAGATGTCCAGCGCCCCCGTGTTGGCGCAGTCGTCGTCCATGATGGTGGCCGACTGGGGGTCTCGCTGCAGGACCTCCAGAGTCAGGTTGTGGACGTCCTGGTTATGCCAGTTGCCGTTCGAGTCCACGATCTGCATGGGGCGGACGTCGTGCTGCATGTACTGGGTCGTCACGCGCTGGTCTGCCAGCTCGCCCACGTTCTCGGCTGCTGCCCGACCGTAGCGCGTGAGGTAGGGCTTGCCATTGTACGAAGTCGCTGTCATGCCGCTGCTGCCGGTCACGTGCGACGCCGTGGCCCACCAGTAGCAGCCGATCAGGGTGAAGGGGCTGTTCGTCTCGATGTCCCGGTAGACCATCCAGCTCGCTCGGGGCTGCTGCCAGTCAGGACCACTGTCGCCCGACCGGCTGCCCCACTCGCCGGTCGCCATGTACCAGAACCAGTAGTACGCGCCTGAGTTGCCCCGGTACGGCCAGCTCGGATAGCCCGGCAGGTCTTCCACCGGCTCGTTGATCTGCCAGTTCTGCCCGTAGGCAGGTACTCCCATGAGCACCTTCTCGGGCGGGATCTGGCTCACCGTCCAGTCGTATACGTTCTGGATCCAGAAGCGGGGGGCGATGGGGCCAGGGGCACTACCCGACCAGGCGAAGTCGTAGGTCATGATGGCCACATGGTCAAAGTATGCGCCGAAGAGCGCGTAGTCGAGCCAGTTCTCGCCACCGACGCTGAAGTTGCCCTCGGTGGCAGCAGGCAAGGCCGCGCAGACCTTCTTCCCGTGGGAGCGCGCGTGGTCACCGAGGGTCTGGTAACCTGCCATCGCCTCCGACACAGTCATGTTGGAGCCGAAGCCCTCCGCGTCCAGGTCGATGCCGTGGATCCAGGGGTACGCCGCGTAGATGGTCTCCATCTGGCTGAGAATGCTGGCCCGGAACGCGGGGTCGGTGCCCAGCATCTTCCAGGCCGTGCTGGAGAAGCACTGGATGGTCAGCCACCAGCGGATCCGGGGCCACTTGGCCCGCGCAGCCGCGACAGTGTTCTGGATGTTCAGGTTGACAAGGCCGGTCGTGCGCAGCTCGTAGGCCACCAGGAACACATCGTCGATCATGTCGCCGTAGCGGTCAAGGACGCCAGCCGTGCGCACGGTGTTCGCCGCGTGCCAGAGAGTCACCCGGTGTCCCATGTCAGCTCACCGTCCAGTTGATAGGCGAGAGCATGATGTATGATGCCCCCGAGACAGCGATCCTGGAGTAGAAGTTGATGGTCCCATCGCTACCGTTGATTCGGTACTGCACCGGCACAATAGCTCCCGAGGCGAAGATGGCACCAACTCCCATGCGGTTCTTTCCATCGGTCGGCCGGTGCGCGCTGCCCACTGTGCCGAGAGTGTTGTAGACATCGGCGCTGAAGCTGGCAGGGCAGTTGATTACGCCGCCCTCGATGGTCACCTCGGTGCCAGTGCGGACGGTGCGCGTGGGGACATATGACGAGTTGTTGCTGTACCCACTGGCCAGCGTCAGGTTCAGCCGGGTGACCGTGGGGGTAGGGTCAATGTCGTCGATCAGCCCTTCCAGGTACTCGTCGTTCTCGAACAGTGTGGCCAGGGCAGCAGCCAAGGCCGTGAACGTGTTCGGACCGTAGGTCGGTGCAGTAGGGTTCTCCAGGGCCATTATGACCACTCCTCATGCTCGTTTAGGACGTCTGTCCAAGTCTCATGCCAGGCCCACACCGCAGACCAGCCTTCCGGGTGAGCACCTGTGACGGTGCCCAGGTCAGTTCGCGCGTTGCTTCCAGGGTCAACATGGATTCCCCGGATGGCAACGACGGCCGACATGATGCCCGTCGTCTCGAGGCCCAGGCGCTGATCAGCTCGGGCAGTGTGATGCGGGGTGACTCCGGCTCCGGCTGTAGTGCTGTACTCATATCCGTTGAACTCCTCTCGAGAAGATATCTCCCCAAGGTGCAGCAGCCCCCACTTCACGGTCTGCGGACCCACGGGGTAGAAGACGCCGAGGTACGGGCTGGCGCTGTCTTCGTCGGCCATGACCCAAGTGTCATAGTCCGACTGTACCATGCCGTTGATGTAGCGCCAGGTCGGGGCGGGCACCAGGCCCAGGTCGCCCACCATCGGGGACCAGGAGAACAGGCTGCTTCCGGGGTTGAGCTGGATGTCGGTGATCTTGGCTTCGTTCTGGGCGGTGATCTTGACGGCCACACCAAGCACTTCCTTGGAAGGGCGAAGCTGGCCGAACGTGCGCAGGAATGCCATCTAGCTCACCACCCCAGTCGTCCAGGGCATCTCGGTCACGTTGGGGACCCAGCCCGTTCCCGTGCTGCCCGCCTGCAGGATGAGGTCGGTAATCTTCACATCGCCGTCTGGCGTGGTGATCTTCACCTTGATGACAAGCGTCTGCTTGAAGGTGTTGGGGTTGCGTACAATGACGCGTCGCACGGCCATGTCACAGCTCCAGGGTCTGGGTCTCGGATGTTCCGTCGGTGTACTGGAACGTCACTTCGATCTGGAGCTGGGCATCCGTGTCGGCATCCACCTGGGCCGAGAAGACGAAGCTGTCCCGGTTGTCGCTGGTGACCGTCTGCTCCAGGCTGCCCCCAGCCGCCCCGAACGCGAAGCTGTACCGGCCAGTCGCCCCGCCTTCCACGACGGCGACGTTGGTGCCCGCCCAGTGCGCCATGCCGTTGTCGCCCCGGCTGTTCAGCAGCAGGTTGAAGGGGTTGATGTCACGCGTGTCGATGGTCTGGCCGGTGGTCAGTGCGCCGGGGTCGGTGCTGTCGTCGCTGCTGGCAAGGCTCCGCAGCTTGTTCGCGAGCGTGATCTTGCTATTGCGCAGGTCAAGCCAGTCGATGTCGAGCTGCACCACGCGGTTCTTGACCGACTGGCCGTAGTCCTCGTCCATAACGAAGACGATGTCCAGAACCTCGAAGCGGTCAACCTCTTCCACGCGGTCGATAAGGCCCGACACCTGGTACTCGTAGGAGAGCGTGGGCTTGGCACGGTCAGCCAGGAACGCCGTCAGGAAGCGCATCATCGCCTGGGGGGTCATGCCCGACTTGAAGTCGTAGGTGCTCTGGCGAACCTGGTCGGTCCAGGTGAAGTCCTCGATGTAGTCGACGCCCCCGTTGGCAGGGGCGATGGTGAGGCCGTCGGCGTTCCGGCCGTAGATGCGGGTCACCAGGTTGGTCGTGTCTTCGCGGCGGATGGCGCTGGTGATGCCGTGGACGTAGTCGAAGTACGTGCCCCGGTCCCGGCCTCCCTGGTTGAGCAAGTGTACGAAGTGAGTCTTGTCGTCGAAGACCAGGTCGCCCCCGTACACCTTGGCGACCTGCTTCAGCATGCCCAGGACGGTCGTGCTGTCGTTCTCCCAGCCCAGCACCGCAGTCGGGTCAACCTGGCCCACGTACCAGTCGGTCCCTGCCAGGACACTAGTCATCACGTCGGCCGCAGTTGCCGTCCAGGTCTGGGCGTCAATCTGGCCCGCGTAGAGCAGGTCGTACCAGTTCCGCTCGGCGTAGACCTCGACGATGGCCTCGTTCTTGGAACGGCGAGTGGTTACGCCTCGGGCCACATAGTGACGCCCCTTGAACAGGATGGGCGCTTCGCTCTCCATGAGTGTGGCCTTGGGGTCGGCCAGGCTAACGGAGAACTCCAGCGTGCTCTCGTTGCTGCTGGTGTCGAAGGTCCTGCACGACAGGAGGGTGTCCTGGAGGAGGACCCCGCCCCCGCTCGGAACCACCAGCAGCGGGTCAAGGGAGAACGGCTCGACCGGCTGGGTGTTCGGCAGGGGCGGGGTCGGCGGAGGAGCCGTGCTCAGCAGGATCTCGTCCAGGTAGCTGTCGTACGCTGACAGCGTCACCTCGTACTGGATCCATGCCGCGTTCGGCTCGGTATCGATGCTGGAGGCGTTCTTCCACGCGCTCCAGGTGGTCAGGTTGTTGCTGGTCCGGTAGCGCACCGTCGCGCCCTGGCCGTTCAGCGTGATCATGGGGGTGTCGGTGCCCCACTGCCCAGGCATGGCCCGAGTGTGTGCAACCACGGGCAGCGTCGCAGTCGGCCGGGGGGAGATACGGCCGATGACCGTGCCCGTGTCGGCCTGGGTCGCCTCTACAGCTCCGTCAGCGAGTCGGCTACGCTGTGCCCACTGGCCCGCGTTGCCTGCGAACGGGGCAACCACGACAACCTCGTCCACGACAGACCGTGCCCACTCGCCAGCAGGCCCGAAGGCCACATCCAGATGAGCCGTGCAGGCGTTGTTCAGGCTTGCCGTGCCGCTGGCCGACTCTACAGCGCCGGTCTCGTAGTCCACCACGTAGACGGAGTACGTGCCCAGCGTGAAGTCCATGACCGCGCCGATCCAGTACCAGCGGTCGGGCACGAGCACCCCGGAGAACCACTCGTTGACCACCTGGGTTCCGGCGTTGTCGTAGAAGCGATAGTTGAGCTGAGGCCCGCTGGCGCTGGTGTTCACGTTCAGGTGAACCAAGGGGGCAGCGCCGGGGGTGTTCCGGGTAGACAGCACGGGGTTCCACTGGCGGTCCAGCTTGCCCCGGAACCAGGTGCCCACCATGACCGAGCCGCTGCTGGGGAACAGGGTGCCGTCGTTCTCTACGCGAACGCTGGTCTGCTGACTGATGCCAGCTTCGTTCATGCGGATGCCGGTGCCCCAGGGGGTAGCTACGGCGACGGCATCGCTGCCCGCGTAGTTGACAACGTAGGCGTTCCGGTTCTTGCCACTGCTGTCCGGCGTAGGCCGGGGGTCACCAGAGCCGATGAACGAGTCCATGCGGAGCAGCACCTGAGTGACTGCATCCGGATCCCACTCACCCGTCCAGTCTCCCCGACTGGTGGCGCGGCTGTACTCGGCCATCAGATTCTCCTCGAGTTGACTCGTGCGGTCGCCGTGGTGTACGTGCCAGCCGTCACACCAGCCGTCAGGGCGATGCTGTCGGTGGCCTCCAGGCGCTTGAAGTTGGTGAAGCGGTCAGCGACGTTGCGCACCTTGGCCCCGGTCGCCGTGTTCTTGATGTAGAAGTCCATGGCCTCGAAGTCCAGGACAAGCGTCTGGGCTGCCGTCAGCGGACCCTGGACCTGCATGCCGTTCAGCGTGAACGCCTGGGCGCTGTTCAGAACTCCCCGAAACTCCACGATGGGGAAGGCGCTGGTGTTGCCCCCGACCGGCAGGACCGTTTCTACGGAGCTAGAGAGGACCGTGGGCGACCCCGCAGCGTACCCATAGGGGTTAGGGGTGACCACGGTGGCTTCGCCCAGCAGACGGCAGGTGCGGTCGCTGAACCAGACGATGCTATCCCGCTCCCAGGTGATGGGGGCACCGAGGACACCCTGCCAGACCCACGGGGCGAAGGCGTTCGGGGTGAAGTCCTGTGCGCCATGCAGCTTGGGGTTCAGCGCAGCAGACACCGCGTCGGCCTTGGCAAGCACGTCGGCGACGTCGGTGCCGGTCAGCTCCAGCTTGAAGACCCACTCGGTCTCGGTCATGCGTGCCCGGTAGTACAGCGCGCCGTCGCCAGCGGGCAGGTCGTCCAGGTGCAGGTCCACCGGGAGGGCGGGCCACTCGGTCAGGATGGCCTTGAAGTCCTGGATGCTGTCGCTGTCGAAAGTGCCAAGCTGGAAGCTCATGAGAGTACTCCTTGCGCTCGCAGCTCGCGGGTCATGTCCGTCTTGAGCTGGGTGGACAGTGCGCGGATGTCCTGGTCGCTGCGAACCTGCATGGAGGCCACACTGACCAGCGGACCGCTGATGGTGACGCCGCCCCCGACCGCGCTGCCGTAGTTCGGTGTGGCCGTTGCCGTGGTCGGTGCCAGCGTGGGGATCACCTGCTGGGTGAGCGACTGGGTCACCGACTGGTTCAGCGCGAGGTCAGGGAGCTGCTGGGCTTCCTTGACGATGCGCTTGTTCATGTCGGTGATGGGGTCGATGGCCTCGTCGGCGTGCTGCTCCACACCCTCACCGATGCCGGGGGGCAGGAACTGACCGATCTCGTCACGCATGCGCCGCGAGGGCGAGTGGATGCCGAAGAACGATCCGATGCTGCCCATCACGTCGTTGACGAAGCCGCCGATCTTGTTGAACAACCAGCCAGCAGCTCCCGAGATACCGTTCCAGAGGCCGCGCACCAGGTCGCCACCAGCCGACACCATGCGCCCCACCCCGCCGACCACGGCATTGAAGATGTTGCTCAGGATGTTGCCCACGGCTCCAACGATGTTGCCCACGATGCCGCCCAGGTTGCTCACCAGGCTGGTCAGCAGCTTGAAGCCCGCCTGGATCAGCTTGGGAATGGCACCGAACACCGCGTTCAGCACCCCGCCGATGATCTGGGGGATGGCTCCCACGATGGTGCCGATAATGCTGGGCAGCGCGCCGATAAGGCCGGTGATCAGCTTGAAGCCCGCGTCGATCAGGAGCGGAATGCTGCCGATGACCGCGTCAATCACCGCAGTGATGATAGTGGGGATGGCTGCCACGATGGCCTGGATGATCTCAGGTAGTGCAGTCACCAGGGCGGTGATAAGGTCGATACCTGCCTGGATCAGCAGCGGGATAGCCCCCACGACCGCCTGGATGATAGCCGTAATGATCTGGGGCAGGGCAGCTACGATCTGGGTGATAATCTCAGGCAGGGCACCGATCAGGCTTGTCAGAAGCTGGATGCCTGCCTGCAGGAGCATCGGGATGCCCTGGATGAAGAAGTCAACCAGCGCCATGATGATGGTCGGGAGCTGTGCCACCAGCAGCGGGAGCGCCTGAATGATACCATCCGCCAGCGCCAGGATGATCTGAAGGCCGGTCTCCAGCAGCAGGGGGAGGCTCTCCACCAGCGCGGAGATCACATCCAGAAGCCCCTGCACCACGACCGGGATCAGGGTAGGCAGTGCCTCTGCGATGCCCTGGCCCAGCGCCACGATAGCGTCAACGCCAGCCTTGATGAGGAGGGGAGCCTGCTCGGCAAGCACCGACACAAGCTGCACCAGGGCAGGCACCGCAGCGGTGATAAGCCCCGGCAGCGCGGAAGTGATACCCGAGATGAGACCGCCGATGAGGGCCACACCAGCCTGAAGGATGGCCGGGATGGCGCTGCTGACCGCCCCCACAAGGCTCGTCATCATCTCGCCCAGCTTGGGGCCGAGCGTGGCGATGTTGTTGCCCAGGTTCTCGATGACCGGGGTGATGTTGGTGACGACCAGCTCGAACGAGTCAATGACGTTGCCTGCCAGCGTGGCCACATCAGCGTCGGCGCTGCCAAGGCCCGTCAGGAGGTTCTCAAAGCTGCCCTTGAGCATGCCGATGGAGCCGGAGATGGTCTGCTCGGCTTCGAGCGCCGTGGTGCCCGCGATGCCCATCTCTTCCTGGACGACGTGGATGGCCTCGACGATCTTGTCGAAGCTCACCTCGTTCATGTTCTGGGCAGTTGCCTCGAAGGTGTCGCCCATGACACCCGAGTCGTTGATAAGGCGTGCCATCTCGGCAGCCGTGCCACCATACCCGAGCTTCAGGTTGTCGAGCATAGTGTAGTTCTGCTTCGCGAAGCCCTGGTAGGCGTTCTGGATGTCCGTGATGTTGGACCCGAACTTGTTCGCGTTGTCGGACATATCGATCATGGCCATGTTGGCTGCCTCGGCAGCCGCAGCCGTGTCGCCGCCCAAGCCCTGGATCAGCGCAGCCGAGAAGCTGGTGACCTGGCTCATGTAGTCGTTGGCCGACAGACCAGCCGTGCGATACGCTTCGTCGGCGTACTGCTTCATCGTACCGGACGCGTCCTTGAACATCGTCTCGATACCACCGATGTTCTGCTCGTAGTCGGCGTAGGCGCTGATGACACCAGCCGTCAGCGCCCCGCCTGCTGCTACGGCAGCGGTCGCGAAGCCCACAAGGGCAGCACCGGCACCCTTGAGGCCTCCCTTGACCATGTTCCCCAGCTTGGAGTCAGCGTTGCCAGCCTCGTCTCCGACGCCCTTGAGGCCCTTCTGGACCTGGTCAGCCCCGTCAAGCGAGAGCTTGATACGAACATCGTTATCGGCCATGCTGTCCTCCTTTCTGGTTTACTGTTCTGGAATGGGAAGGCGCTCGCCCTGGCGCTTGGTCAGCCAGTAGACCCCCATGCTGGGGTCAGGCCCGTTGCCCTTCATGTGGCTGTCGATAGCACCCTTGTTCACCTGCCGCCAGGCTGACTGACCGCCAGCGATGGCCTGCTGTGCAGGGCAGTCCACCGAGTAGACCTCGTAGTCCTCGATGGTTTCTTCCCGTCCCAATGTTGAGTTGTGCAAGTGCTCAGCCAGCGGTCGACCGCAGCCGGGGCACTTGACCTCCTTCATGTGCTTCCACTGGGAGACGACCTCGAGATCTACCTCCTGCCAGGCATCCGGCCGACCCTCGTCAAGGAGGCGAAGCGGGGGCCGACCGGATGCCAGGGCCATGTCCAAGAGAACTCCTAGACGAGGCCCGATTTCGTAGGGCGGATGGTGATGTCCCCCGACGAGTTCTGCCAGGCCATGAACGCCTGGACAACCTGGTGGAGCATGCCACCAGGGAGGATACCCTTGTCACCCTTGCTGGACAGCAGCGCCGGGTCGGTGGAGAGCGGCTCGATGACCTCGCCGTCTTCCCCGCCTGCCGGGTCCTGCCCGTAGACACCGATGAACGTCTTCGGCAGAACCTTCTCGTACTGGTCGATGGGCGTCAGGCCACTGGTCTTGACCAGCATGGCCCACTCCCCCAGCTTGAGACGGCTGAACCGGACCCACACGTTGCGGGGCTCAGGCTTGGTCTCGGCCACACGAGCCTCGAGCGCCGCCAGGTTGTCGGCCAGGAAGTCCTGACCCCCGGCGAGCTGCTTCAGCGCCTTGGCCTGCTGGAGTTCCTTCTTGGCTTCCTCGTGCTCCTGAGAGTACGTGGCACCGAGGTCGACCTCCAGCGTGAGGATGTCGGAGCGCCGCTCCTCCACCGCCTGCATGAGTTCTTCGTAGCTGTTGAATGACATGGTGTTCTCCTACCTGTCGGGGTTCGGGGTCAGGCCTCAGCGATGGCGACAGCCGTCACCGAGCGGGCCAGGACCGTGACGTGGGCGGTGATGCCGATGAACGTGTTGTTCGCCTCCGCCGGGTCGATGGACGTGATGATGGCCTTCCAGATCCACACCTTCTGATCGGCTGCCAGCGCAGTCTCGTGCGGGACGCCATCACGACGCCAGATGTAGACCGTGTCGCCGATGTTGAGGCCCGAGATGAGGTCCTCGTCCGCCTGGCCCGTGGCCTTGATAAGGAGGTCATCGATGGAGTGGGTCGTGCTGCCCGGAAGCTGCTCGCTGGCCGGGTCGCAGAGCCAGTCGATGCTCTCCGAGTCGGTGCTGGACGTGCCGTTCATCGTGGTGATGCTGCAGTCCAGGCCGATGCCCGTGGTCAGCTCCGAGAGGACGGGGTTGTTGATGTCCTCGACGGCAGGTGCCACGCCAACGGCGACGTTCCCACGACTGATCTGGGTCGAGGGGTTCCACTGGGTGATGGGTGCCATGATAGTTCCTTTCTACTTGGCGTCCTTGGTGCCCCCGGACGGGGACCCCTCGGTCTTGGCGGGGAGCTGCACGGGAGCAGCCTCGCCGACGGTCTTGCGGCGCTTGGGCTTGAAGCCAATGACGCTCTCGCCGGGCTTCAGGTCCCGGACCTTGGTGTGGATCTTCTCGTTGAAGTTGCGCTCGGAGACCGCGTACCGGACGCCGGACTCCTTGTGGTCAACGACGATGCCGTGTGCCATTAGATTCCTCCTTGATCAGTTTGGATGGTTACCTGGGTCTCGTAGTGGCCTTCCACTTGTGCGCCGACGTAGCCCAGGCTCGCCGCCAGCGTGCTATCCCCGACGCGTGCCCCGTGCAGGATGCGAACGACGTCGGTAGCCAGGTTGTGCGAGGCCTCTACGGAGCCAGCAGCGCAGTAGAGAGCGAACTGGGTGTCCCAGGAGAGGGCACTGCCGTTCAGGGCCATCTCCCCGTAGAGGGTCGTCAGGGGTCGTGCCACGACGTAGGGGAGTGCCGCCTTGGTGGCTGCATACCCCGTCACGCTGGGCACGCCTGCCGCGTCCAGGAGGCTGGTGATGTCGCTCATGCTTGCGGTCATGATCAGATCCCCAGCTTGTCCGGGTCGAAGCCCAGGGCGTCGACTTCCTTGCGCAGCTTGGCGGCTGCCCGGATGTGGAACGGGCGAGCAGGCATCCGGCTCGTTCCCAGGGCCACATAGGGCGCGTAGTCCACGGTCGGGCCGATCAGGTAGGTGGCCTTGCCCGCGCGCTCGGCGTCGGTGCTGTTCAGCATCGTGCCGGTGTCCACCGCGTGCATGTCCTGGATCTCCTTCTTGACCAGGCCGACACCGACCTGGGCGATGGTGCGGAGCTCCTCGTCACCGGGGACGTCCTTGGCTGCTGCCGCGTACCGGCTGGCAAGCTGGCCCATCGTGATGCTCATGACAGGTTCTCCTTCCCCTGCTGGTCCACCTGGTGGAAGTCGCTGGCGACAGCCTTGCGGATCATTGCGAGGCCGTTCTGGCTGACCTTGTCCAGGAGAAGCTTCTTGCCGACAAGGCTCGGCTCGTGCTGGCAGGTGAGGACCTCGACGGCCATGCCGGGGTCAACGACCGTGCCCTGGGGCACCTTGACGGAATAGACGTTGCTGACCTGGCTCTCGACGGCGTTGGCGAGGACGGTGGTCTGCACCAGCGCAGGCACGGGGTCCCCCACGGGGACGGTCTCGCGGGTCACATGGTAGCCCACGGTGACAGGGTCGCCCACGAGGAGGAGCTGCACGCTGTCGATGAGGACCGACTGCTCCAGCAGGCGAGAGGCCTCACCCAAGGTCTGTGTCGACATCACCATAGTGCGACCCCCTTCCGGACATGTCGGTCTTGCGGACGTGAGGTCCCTCGGGGATGGCCACACGCTGCAGGACGGTGTTCCCCTGGGCCTGCACGATGCGGCTCTGGGAACGGTAGTAGGATGCGAGGGCACCCCAGTTCGGCGCGTCAACGGCGACTGAAGTGCCCTCGCTGGAGGACTGACGGATGACCGGCTGGGCCTGCAGGAACCCCAGGAGGTTGAGAGCCGCGAAGTATACGTCATACGTCGCCTCGTAGCCCTCTTCACCAGGCCAGATCAGGAAGCTGTCGGGAACGAGGGCACCGTCCAGAGCCGCCTGCTTCATGCCGACCGTGATCAGCGAGTAGCCAGGCAGGTTCTGGAGCAGCGCCTCCAGGTCCTCCATAGCAGCCATGTCGTCCTCCTTGTGGCCTTAGTTCGTGTTCGTGGTGAACGTCGACTCGAACCGGAAGTCCGGCGAGTAATACTGCTCCAGGTGGCAGTACGGGGGCAGAGTGTGGTTCTGCGTGGTGTACACATCGCCGGGGTGGAACAGCTCGAAACTGTAGGCGTAGTTCCCGGTCGACGGGACGTACAGGTTCTTCGTGACGCCCTGCTGCTCGTCATTGAAGTCCACCGTAGAGACGATCGAGTTGCTGCTGTTTCGCAGGAAGACCCGGATCTTGTACGCCAGGTTCGCCCAGTGACCGCAGTATCCGGTTCGGTTGTACTGGCTGGTGAACCACGACAGCTTCAGCTTCACCGAGGTTCCGCCCTGCATGCGTCGCCAGGTGTAATAGTCCTTGCGAGCACGAGCGTTCTCGTGCGCACCCCAGCCGCCAGTGAGAACGGCATTGACATTGATGATGGCCATTAGATGACCCTTTCTGTGATGAGTAAGGGGGCAGGCAGACCCGCTACCTGCCCCCTAGTGTCACTCGGACTCGTTGTCCGATGCCTCTTCGCTGGTGCCAGGGTCGTCGCCCTGGTCGCCCGCGTCGAGATTCTCGGCCTGGCCCTCGGCCACACCATGCTCTTCGGGCAGAGCGTCGCCCAGCTCCGGGGTGGGGGTGACCACGGGCTGCCCCGTGCGCCGGGCTTCCCGGTAGGCCTCGAGCTTGGCCTTGGCCTTGGCTGCCTGAGCCTTCATGACCTCAGCGGCTTCGGCCTTGCGCTTGCGACGCTCGGCGATCCAGCTCGTGGACGTGCCCATGGATCACTCCTCCTCGGGGGTCTCGTCGTCGCCGCCCTCGGCGTCATCCGGGGTGATGACCGCGAAGGGGTAGTCCGTGATCTCGCCGCCAGCGGTGGAGAACGCCGTGGCGAACGCGACACGGAACTTGAAGCGCAGCGCCACCATGTCGCGCTCGGCCAGGTTGATGCCGCCGACCGTGGCCTGGTCGAGGAGCTTCACCTGGTAGTCCTCGCGGATACCGATGACGGCCTTGCTGGCGTCGCCGACCAGGGCGATCGCCGCGTCGCGGTCCCATGCCAGGTTGTTGACGTAGCGCAGGTCCTGGCCGTAGATGGACGCCGTGTTGTTGTCGCCACGGACGCCATCCAGGTAGATGGGCTGGCCGGTGTCGTCGCGCAGGCCGCGCAGCGCACGACGCAGGAAGCGACCGGTGAAGGCCGCGTTCACGTCGAAGCCGTCGTCCTCCACGAAGCCGAAGGCCTCGTTGAAGTCGGCAGCCAGGTCGGTCTCGGTGCCGTCGCCCGTGCCCTCGACCTGCTCGTTGCCCGCAGCGATCGCGCCGGGGACCAGTGCAGGGTCGGTCCAGGTGGTCGGCTTGTTCACGCCGAAGAGCACCGCTGCATCCAGGATGCGGCCGAACTCCTGAGCGACGAGCGGGCGGACCTCGCCCCAGATGTCGAAGTTGCTGTCGGCGAGGGTGTTCTCGTGGACGGGAACGATGACCGCGATCTCCTCGGCGATCAGCTCCTTGTTCGTCCAGGACACCTTGCTCGTCGGCTTGACGCCGGTCTCCTCGTTGGCGGCACCGTCGGTCACGAAGCCAGCCGTCGGGAGCGACGCAAGGACCGGCATGCGAGCCGTACCAGCGCTCATCCGCACGGTGCGGAAGGCAGCCAGCGCGGTCGACTGGGTCAGCTCGGGCTTGACGATCTCGTTGATGTCCTGACGAGCCAGGAGGGCCAGTGCGTCGGCCCGTGTGATGTCAGCCATGTGACTGACTCCTTTCTGGCCCGAAGGCCGGTTGAGGGTACTGCTCAGCTACCTGCCGCAGCGCGGAGGAGCTCGTTCATGGTGGGAGCCTTCTTGCCGGGGTCTCCCGCCCCTGCCCCGAGTGCCTGGCTTGTGGCCGTGGGGTTGGCCCGCTGCCAGTCCTTGAGGATGTCTTCGATGGACTTGTCGCTGTTGAACAGTGCGTCGGTGAAGGAGCGGCTGTCCAGTGCCTTGCCAAGCGGGCCAGGGAGCGCCAGGAGGAAGGCCTCGAGGCGGTCGAACTTGCCCTGCACGGTGTCGGTGGACTCGGCCTTGGTGGTCAGCTCTGCGATCTTGGTCTCAAGCTCCGCGACCTTGGCCTGGTGCGCCTGGGAGGATGACCGGAGCGCCTTGAGCTCCGACTGGCTGCTGGCGTATGCCTTGACCAGAGGGTGGTCATCCGGGAGGCGCTGCTCCTGCGACTGCTGGCCCTCGCTGGTGTCGTTACCTCCCGTTTCGGGAGTGACTTCCTGCTGCTGGCCCTGCTCGGCTGCCTGACCTTCCGTTTCGGAAGTGGTGCCGTTGGACATTTCGTCCTGGTTTTCGGTAGCCATTTCGGTTACCTGCCTTTCAGTGTAGTTGGTGGCCCTTGCGATCGCAAGAACCTGTTCTCTCCCCGGCGTGTCGCTCGGGATTACGAGGACATTCGCCGAGCCTCCCATCTCTCACGGGAAGCCGTGACCCGCTGCTGCCAGCGGGGGTCCATGTAGACGCTGCCATCCGGCTGGAGGGTGCCCCGGTAGGCCACACGCCAGGGGACCGTCGGGACCAGCGTGCAGCGACCGTTCGGGTGATCCCGGATGTTGGGGTCATCCACGACAAGGCCGTCCCTGTCCAGGCAGTAGTCGCAAGTACGGGGGCCAGTCTCGGACGACCACACCATCACCAGGTCGAGGCCTGCCGTGCTGTCCCACTGGTTCTTCCAGTAGGCGCTGACCGTCTCGGTACGGGCAAGGCGCTTCAGCCGGTTGAACGACTTGTCCAGCCCTGCCCGCAGCATCGCCCGAGCGACGTCGTTAGCGTTCAGGCCGGTCATGATACCAGCGCTGATCGCCGCCTGCTGCATCTGGTCGTAGATGACACCAGCCACGGGGCTAAGCACCAGCTCACGCGGGGCGGGGAAGTCGGCCAGGTACACCCCCAGCCGCGCCACGTCGCCCCCCAGCTTGGCGATGAGGGCCTCGCTACGAACGCGGAACGTGTTGATGTACGCTGCCAGGTCGTTCTCGTGCTGGGGCAGTCCCATCACCCACTGGAGGTAGAGCTTGCGCAGCTCGCGCTCCAGCTTGCCGGTGGGGACGGTAGCCATGTCAGTTCACCGGACCCTTCGCGCGCTGGCCGGGGTTCGCCCCGTAGGCTGCCACCTGGCCAGGCGTGGCGACGAGGCCGCGCTGCCCCATAGCCGTCATGTCGGTAGGCTCACCGAGCTGGCTGGGGTCCACCGTGGGGTCGTCGTCGGTGTCGTCCTCGTAGTCCTCCAGGTCAACCCCAGGGGTCACGACCTCGGCGATGTAGCCCAGGGGGTAGCCCATCTGGCTGAGGGCGATGCCGTGCGCGTCCATGGACTCCTGCAGCAGGTCGTCGCTGGTGTTCCACAGCTCGTAGACCGGGGTCTCCTTGCCGTCAGCACCCCGCTCGGTGCCGGTCTTCTCAACGCCGAGCAGCTCAGCCAGGCGCTCCAGCTCGGGGGTGAGGTCGTCACGCATGCGGGCGATCTTGTTGTTGAAGCGCTTGCTGAGCACCTTCAGGGCCACACCAGTCGGCGGGGTTCCCTGTCCGGGCTTGAAGTAGTGCTGAGGGATGCCCGAGGACTGCGACACCTTGTCGATGATGCTGTCGTGGTAGGCGATCATGTCGCTGATGGTCGGCGGGGTGAGCTGCCCGAACGGACCCTCACCGCTGGTGGTGAAGATGCGCCCCCCGGCACCCTTGGCCTTCTGCTCCTTGAGCTGGGCAGTGCCCTCGGGCTGGGTGGGCAGGTAGGGGTTCGTCGGGGGCAGCTCCACGTTGAGCAAGTACCAGAAGGGGCGCGCGTACATCTCGGCGATGACCGTCTGGTCCAGGATGGAGTGGTTGGCCCGGTCCTGCAGGGCTGCCATGGACGCGCCGAAGCCCTTGTCGTCCAGGGCGAAGCGGAACAGCTCGTTGCCGTGGGTCTCCTCCACGAACTGGTAGCCCTCCTTGGTGGCCTGGCTGAAGTCGTCCGGCACGTCCTTCCGGTACAGGGCCGACGCCCCGGTGCTGTCCACGAAGGTGACGTTGTCGGTCATGGTGGCCAGGTCCCGGGTGAAGATGGCCGTGACGGTGAACTTGCCGTCGCTCATGATCTCGTAGTGCTCGGGGAACGACACCGTCCCGTCCGGCAGCACCACGACAGGCGCTTCGCCCCGGCTGAGCAGGGGGACCAGGATGTTGCTGAAGCCCCGCAGCTCGTCGGGCACGGGCACCAGGTTCTCCGCGTACAGGTCAATGACCGCCTTGAAGATGTTCTCGCTGGTCTGCTGGTCCTTCAGGTCGGGGAAGGCCTCGCTGACGTACTTCTCCCACTCCTTGCCGTGCAGCGCGTAGCTCATCTTGCCGTTGTAGTACGCGGCGTATGTCTTGCTGTCCCGGTTGAGAAGGAACTGCTGGAGCTTGGTCATCTCGGCCATGTCATGATCCCATCTTGAAGTAGTCGGCCTTGCCATTGTTGATGGCCTGGGTGAAGGCGTCCACATCGTCGTCGTGGGCACCGAAGGGGAAGTCGCGGAACTCCTGGAACATGGTCTCGTCGTACACCGTGTCAAGGACAGCAACGTTGCCAGCGTCCACGACCGGCTGCACTGCCAGCGCCCTGACTTCCTTGCTGCCCTGGGGCGACACCGGCCGGATAAGCGCGGCACGCTTGCGCAGGGTGTTGATCAGGGCTGCCCCGTTGGCTGCCTTCTCCACGTAGATACGGCTGGTCTGGGGCCAGCGGGCCGACATCTTCAGGACCTCTGACACGGTCTCCGTGAACGTGAGCCGCGCATGCACACGGTCCACCAGGATCCAGCGCTGCCCGAGTACTGCATAGACGTGACCGGCCACATAGTCCCCGGACGTGGCCTTCTTGCCCTTGCCCGACGTGCCGATGCTGCCGAAGGTGAGGTCCCAGGACTGGATGACCAAGGCCCGGTCCAGTGTGGCCATCTGGCCTCGCTCCGTCTGGTAAACCACCTGGTCCCACGGCACGACGTCAATCTTGTCGGCGTTGATGTAGCTGCCCCCGGTCACCTTGGGGTCACCTTGATAGAGTGCCTGCCAGACGTAAGTCCCGACAGCCGACTTGATCAGCTCCCAGGACTTATCACTCCGGTTCTGCACCGAGGGCAGCCATTCCCCGACCGAGCGGCCCAGCAGGTCATCATCGTGTGTGGCCTGGGCGGGGATGTTGATGTACTCAGCGTCAAGAGCCTTGATCACATGAGCAATGAGGTCGTCCTTGTGCCAGCGCGTGCAGATGACCACGATCTGGCTTAGGTTGGACATACGGGTCAGGACAACGGAGCTGAACCACTCAACGGTCTGCTCCCGGATGGTCTCGGACTGGGCTTCCTGCATGTCCTTGATCGGGTCATCAATGACGGTGAGGTCGGAGCGGAAACCAGTCATCGCCGAGCCACGGCCAGCAGCCAGCAGACCTCCACCTTCCCGGGTCTCCCAGCGCTGCACATTGGATGAGCCTGACTTGAGCGGAGTCCATGCGCTTACCAGCCCGCGAACCTGGCGGGAGACCGCGTTGGCGCGCTGCTGGCTGTACGTCGCGTAGACCACCTTGAGCCACGGGTTCCGGATCAACTGCCAGGCGATCCAGTGGACGATCCAGGTCGTCTTCCCTTCCTGAGGAGGCGTGCTGTAGGCCACACAGCCCAGAGGAGTGTCAAGCGCCTCCGGATCCATGGACGAGGTCAGCACCTTGGTCAGCGCAGATTCACGAATGCCGCTTGCCCTGCAGAACGTGCCGAAGTCGGCCTCAATGTCCTCAAAGGAGAAGGCGTCGTGGTCCACGTACACCTGCTCCTCTTCCACGTCTTCCATGAACTTAGGCACGCTTGCTCACCTCAGCAGCTACTTCGTCAACGGAGATGCCAGGGAACGCCTTGAGCAGACGGGCAGCTTCACGAGCGGTCTGGATGCGGATACGGCGCACGTCGACCTCTTCGGTGCCACCACTGACCTCGTGCAGCAGCCGCAGCATGGCCACAAGTTCATTCTCTGCCTTGTGCAGCTCAGTGACCAGCGGGTGAACGCCTGCCTTGCGGACCGTCTTCCTTGACGTGCCGTTCAGGTCAGACTCGGAGACCTCCTTGGTGTCAACCAGGAGGCCATAATGCGACTCAGGCGAAGAGCCAAGCTCTATTCGCAGGGCGATAACATCGGTGAGCTTATTCCGGGCCAGCCGCTCAAGCTCCTCCTTGACAGAGAGGCCGCCAGTATCCGAGCTGATGCCCCATAGCTTCGCGGCCTTCTGGCTGACGTCGGCGCGCTTGCTTGCCCGGATACTGGCGGCAGTGCCCCCACCGTGAGACCGACACACCGTTAGACCGGGCATCGCCTTGCGACGGCACCGATTCCCGCTGGTGGCGAGTGCGGTGCAGCGCGTTCCCGAGGAATCACCGGTTCCACTCGGTGTCTGGGCGCGCTGCTTGGGAGGCAT